GGGGTGCCACTGTGGCGGGGGGTGCCACACTGGCACCCAGGGGTGCCACAGTGGCACCCATAATCGTCACTGAACCTTTAGACATTTCTTCGTCTGTAGAGAGTGCGCTCTTTCCCGAACCCGTCGCGTCGCCTCCGGCGCCGCCACCACGGGAACGGACGGGGCATCGCTTGCCTGCGGACTGGCAACCGGATGAGCCAACATACGCGGGCGTTAACACTGACACGACACTGCCACGCTTCCGCGACTACTGGACCGCTCAGCCTGGCGCCAAGGGACGCAAGGCCGACTGGCAGGCAACATGGCGCAACTGGTGCCGCCGCGAAGCCGAACGCCCAAAGCCGAAACTGCACACGCTGCCGCAGGATCAGCAGGACCGCCGCATCCTCGCCGCCGCAGGGCTCACGTTTGCCGACCCGCCCAAACCTCAACCAACACCGCTCCCGCTCAGGATCGCCGCGCAATGACACCCGATGAACACCGCATGTCGTGGATCGCCGCCCTCGCCAAGCTCACCACGCCTCACGATCCAGAACGTGCCGCGCAGGCCATAGCCGCTTACATGCCATTCCTGGCCGATCTGCCGGTGCATGCGTTCACGCTCGCCAGCATGCGTCACGTCGCCATGCAGGACCGCCGGATGATGATCCCGGATTTGCGCGAGGTGATAGAACCGCTCCAAGCCTGGTGGCGCGACAACGGGCCGCAGCGTGTCGCATTGCCAGCACGACGCGAGCCGCAGCGCGAGGTAAGCGACATGACGCCAGAACAGCGGGCCGAGGCCGTCCGCGTGCTGAGGAGCATGACGGCAAGCGTCTCCGCGCCAAGCGGCAACGTCGCCACGATCAAGCCTCGATACGCCGACCCGGCGCAACTGGCCGAGGCGCGGAAACGGCTGGCGGAACGCGCGAAGTGACAGGAGGCAACACCATGACGAAATCCGCAGTCGAGCAAATGATGGCCGAGGCATGGGCCGATCTTGCCCATGAAGCGCGCTTGGCGTTGCATGACTGGACCGGCTATAGGGCAGAGCCGTATGTGGCCGACGACGAATTGCGGGAACGCGTGATGGCGTGGCCGATCCAGAAACGGGCAGCGTTGGCAGCCGCGTTGCTGGCCGATGCGTAGCGGGCAAAAAAAAGGGGGCCGAAGCCCCCTGGGGTTAGGCGGTGGCTTCTTTGTCTGCCATCCGCTCAAGCCATCCGGTGTCGGCGCTGAGAAACTCGATTGTGTGCTGCTGAACCAGCGCAAGAGCGGTGCGCCATTTCCACGGGTTATCTCGGCCAAGAGGATGCCCGTCGCGGCATGCGTGCAAGGCGTTCAGGACGGTGGGGCTCATTGTGTGCTTGCACAGTGCGTCGATGTGTTCCCGGTTGGCCATCTGCGTCACTCCCTGTGTGTTCCGATACCCAGACACTAGCGGCAGCCGTGGCGCGTGGCAAACGGAAAATGCGTCACGCAACGCATGGCTGCATGACGGAAAATGCGTTGCTCACGGCGAGCGGTGCGGGGTAGGTTTGGGCATCGACAACGCAAGGGAGAACACGGATGAGCGATTGGCCCCAACACCCGGACGGGCGACCAATGAAAATGGGCGAAATGACTGCCGAACAGCGAAGGGAACAAACTGCGAAGGCGGTGACGCGGTTGCAAGCGTGGTTTGCCAAGCCAGAGGTTCAGGCAAGTTTGGCTGCCGCGCTTGACGTCGATTCCGCTAAACCACAATGACACCCGCTGACTTTCGCGCCGCGCTCAAGCTGCTGGGAATGACCCCCGGCAGCTACGCGCGCACCAGTGGCCGCAACGTCAACACGGTCGAGAACTGGACCAAGGCCAAGCCCACGCCAATCCCGCAACCCGTGGCGGAGTGGCTCCAGCGCCGTGTAGCGCAGCAACAGGAAGACCCGCCGCCGTGAACCACCCCTTCCCAGACGCGCCCATCGGCTCAACTTTCCGCTTTTTCTGCGCCCGCGAGCGTGTTACGTTCGACACCGTGACCGGTCCGGTGCAGCTACAACCGGGCGACGTGGCGACGTTTCGACGAACCGCAGAGGGATGGCAGCGTGAAACCTAGGCCCGGCGTCTACGTGGTGCGATGCGTCAACGGCGTGTGGTGGGTGGAACTGCCGCGATGAACCTCCGCGACATTCAACGCGCCATGTGCTGCGAGGGCGCGACGTGCCTGCACCCTGAGGGCTGCTACCTCGACGATCCAGCCCGCGCCATCTCCGTCCGCCCACGTCAAGCGGCGCTGGCCGTCCACGCGCTCCTGTGCCAGTCGTGGCGCGAGACGGAGCAGCAACGCCGCGCGCAGCCAATCGAGCCGCAGGGCGCGTTCTATGACTGACCATGGCGCATTTCTGGACGGGATCAAATATGGCGTCATTCTCGCCGCTGTGGTGGCGCTGCTGGCATGGGCTGTCTGGTGATGCGACCGCGCGGCAACCCCACCGACAGGCGCCGGGGCGAGGCCGTGCGAGCCGTTCTGCTAGCCACCGTGAAGCCTGACGCGCCGCTGGCGTTGGACGCCGTGTGCCAGACGCTCAAGCTCTCGCGGTCAAGCGTGCTGCGGCACCTGGCGCGGCTACAGGAGGCACGGCGCGTGCGAGGATACACAACAGCGAATGGCGTGGTGAGGGTGTGGTGATGGCTGGGAACAGCGTCCCGCAGCCAAAGAAGCGCCGAGGCCCCGGAAAGCCGTTCCAGAAAGGGCAAAGCGGCAATCCTAGCGGGCTTCCTGCCGGATTTGGCGAGCTTCGGGCGGCAGCGCGAGAATTGACGCCCATGGCGCTTGGCACGCTCAAGCGCATTGCCAGCGATGTCGAGGCGCCGGAAGCGGCGCAGGTGGCCGCAGCGCAGGCGATCCTAGATCGCGGCTGGGGCAAGCCGACGCAGCCGATCGACGGCGACGGGCAGGGCGGGCCGGTGCGGATGGTGGTGGCGTGGGAGAATGAATGACGGTTCAACGGATCGTCATACCCTACAGCCCTCGCGCCCTATTCCGTCCCTACCACGCCAGGCGCCAGCGTTGGGCTTGCCTCGTGGTGCATCGGCGCGGCGGCAAGAGCGTTGCCACCGTCAACGACATGATCCGCGAGGCCGTGCGGTGCCAAAAGGTTGACGGCCGGTTCGCCTACATCGCGCCGCAGTTGAACCAGGCCAAGGATGTGATTTGGACCTACCTCAAGCGGTTCGCAGGCCCGATCATCACGGACAAGAACGAGGCTGACCTCTGGGTTGAGGTGCCCAACGCGGCGGGGAGCGTGTCGCGCATCCGCGTCTATGGCGCCGACAATGCCGACCGCCTGCGCGGCGGCTATCTCGATTTCGCGCTCCTGGACGAATACGCGGACATGGCGCCGAGCGTGTTCGGCATGATCGTGCGGCCAATGCTGGCGGACCGTGAGGGCGGCGCCACGTTCATCGGCACCATCAAAGGGCGCAACCACCTGTGGGAGTTGCACGCGGCGCGGCGCGACGACCCCGAGTGGTTCACGATGTATGCCCGTGCGAGCGAAACGGGCATCATCCCGGCCACCGAGCTTGACGAGATGCGGAAGGTGATGACCGCCGAGGAATACGCGCAAGAGATGGAGCTAGACGCCGACGCGGCCATCCGGGGCGCGTATTGGGGCAAGGAGCTTGCGGACGCCGAGGCAGCCGGGCGCATGTGCGGCTTTGAGGCCGAGCTAGGGCCGGTTCACACGGTCTGGGATCTGGGTGTCGGCGACAGCACCGCAATCTGGTGGTGGCAGGCGCACGGCGGGGAAATCCGCGTGCTCGATTTCTACGAGAACCACGGACAAGGGCTGGAGCACTACGCGGGAGTTATCAAGGCAAAGCCATGGCTGGCGGGGCACGATTGGGTGCCGCATGACGCGCGCGTGAAGGAGTTGGGCACTGGCCGCACGCGGGTTGAGACGATGCAGCTACTCGGGCTTAAGCCCCGCCTGGTGCCCGCGCATGGGCTGGAGGATGGCATCAACGCCGCGCGTGTGACGATTGCCCGCTGCTGGTTCAACATGCCCGCGTGCCGCGATGGCGTGGAGGGGTTAAAGCAGTATCGCGCCGACTACGACGAAAAAACGCGCGTGTTCACGAACAAGCCCAAACACGATTGGACCTCGCACCGGGCCGATGCGTTCCGGTATCTGGCGATGGCGTGGCGCGAGTTGACGCCGCAGCCGGAGGTAAAGCCCGGCAAGATGCTGGCCGTGGGCAGCCTCAACCAAGTCAGCCTTAACGACCTCTGGGACGCCAGGAAGGCGCAGGGGCGGCGGCGCATCTAGCGCATTGCCAGACTAGGCAAAATGCCCGCCATCCGGGCGCGTGCGCGCGTAAGGTGCGGCTATGCAGGACTTCCGAGAGCCGCAGCCGTTCAACGTGCCGATCGGGCCAGAGGCGCAGGTAACGCCGCACGAGCCTATGCCCGTGCTCGGCCCTGCCGTGCCGCCTGTTGAGCAGGAGATCACGCCGGATCGTGACCTGTATCCGCCGCGTGGCCGTGGCGTGCGGCCGGGAGTGGTGCGTTGACCACGAGCCCGGACAGCGCGACGTATCCCGATCTTGGTTATGGCGTGCTCGGGCCGCTGCCTGCGGGCTGGGTGGACGTTACTGCGATGGGCGCCGACCCGACCGGCAACGATGATGCGACGCAGGCGTTTATCGAAGCCGTGGCCGAGGTTCCGGCGGGCGGGCGGCTTGTCATCCCGCCGGGCGACTTCAAGATTTCCAGCGTGGTGCGCCTGCCCAGCAACATGTATGTCTCCGGTTCGGGCTGGTCGAGCCGCATCATCATCGCGACGGACTTTGAGAACCCTGGCGTGGCGGGGAATAACAACCTCGGCGGCTACTGCGTGTTCTGCAATGAGAACTACGAGGCGGACACGCTCACGGATAGCGACATTACGATTGAGGGCGTGTATTTCGATGACAGCTTGAACCCGTCGCATGGCGCGTTCCACTCGCTGCGGTTCCGCATGGCCGAGCGTATCCAGGTGCGGAATTGCCGGTTCACCTACGGCGGCGATGCGGTGGCGTTCCGCGCGGTGCATGACAGCGTGATTGAGGGCAATTGGGGCGAGCTTTGCACCAACTGCTTCTGGGATTGCTGGGAGCAGTGCCAGAACATCACCGTCCGCAACAACTATTCCCACGGCAACAACGCGGCGCAGCATATCAACTTCAACGCCATTCGCGACGGCGCGCAGACTGGCATGAGCGCCAGCGGGTTCTTGTGCGAGGGCAACGTCTGCATCGACGATAGCGGTTCATCGTGCCAATTTGAGCCGTTGAGCAGTTCGGCCACGAATACCGTGTCGAACATGACCATCGTCAACAACGTGTTCAACAACGTTGCCATTGCGGCGCGCGGTTCCGTGTCTAACGTGGTGATCCAGTCCAATCGGTTCTACAGCACCACGAGCACGGGCAGCGCGATCAGCGTCTACACGCTTGGGGGCAGCCCCAGCTACTTCCTGATTGACGGCAACATGTTCATTTGGACCGCTGGCACGTCGGCGTTTGGCGTGGTGCGGTGCGAGGCATCGGGTAGCAGCGTCAACAACAACGTGTTCAACGGCCCGACTGCCAGCTATCCGGCGGTCTACTCCGGCAGCGTGTTGGGGCTGGTGGTGGCGGGCAACTACGCTAGCAACGGCACGGTTTCGACCTCGCGGAGCGTGGCGCAGAACACCGAGTGGCACATGCCGAACGGTGTGCGTTGGGGCAGCTACGATAACGCCGGGTATCGCGTGGATATGCGTATCCAGTCCGGCGACAACAACCTGATTTTCGACGGCACCAGCAGCACGGGCGGCGTGCGTAACATCTTCTCGATGGTGCAGCGGTCGGATACGTCGATCTTGATCCTGTCGCCTGGCGTGGAAGCCGGCGCGGAGGAAGACAACTACTTCCGGCTTGTCGGCAACAGTGCGAGCGACGGGCCTTCGCTGTCGGCGCAGGGCGCGGATACGGACGTGCCGATCCGCATTTCGAGCAAGGGCGCGTCGCCCGTCGTGTTCACGAACACGGCTGGGCTGCGGCTTGTGTCGGCAACGGGCGTGCGGTGGCTGTCTGGCAGCGGCACGCCGGAGGGTGCGGTAACGGCGCCTGTTGGCTCGCTGTATTCGCGCACGGACGGCGGCGCGGGAACCAGTTTCTACGTCAAGGAAAGCGGCACCGGCAATACCGGCTGGGTGGCCAAGTGAGGGTAATGCAATGCCGAACCTAAGCCCGTTTTCGCTGCCTGAGGGGCAATCGTCCCTGTCGGTGACTAGCACGTCCGGTTACGTTGGCCTGACTGGCACCGGCAATCAAATCCTTGTGCAGAACGTCGGCACGAAAGAGTGTTTCATCGCGGTGGGCGCGGATACGACCGTGGAAGCGCTCAACGGCGATTCTGTGTCGGTCCCGGCATCGTCGAGCCGCATCTTCACCATCTCGCCGGATGCGAACTACATCGCGGCCATCACGAATGGCGCGGACACGACCACGCTTCGTATCGCACGCGGCAACGGGTTCTAGCCTGTGAGCGGCACGCAGACCGAGCGCGCGGACGATCCCGCCGATTTCGGCACGTCGCCGCGTGGCATTGCGGCGCGCTGGATCGCGGAGTTGCGCCTGGCCGAGCAGGATAGCCACAAGTTCCTGGATCGTGGCCGCAAGGTGTATCGGCGCTACATGGATGAGCGCGAGACGGCGGACAAGGACGAGACGAAATTCAACGTGCTGTGGAGCAACATCCAGACGTTGAAGCCTGCGGTCTATGCCACGCCGCCTAAGCCGGTGGTGCAGCGGCGTTATCTGGATCAAGACCCGACCGGCCGGGCTGCCAGCACGATCCTGCAACGCGCGATTGCCACGAACATTGAGCACACGGGATGGCACGAGGCGACCGAGCTTGCCGTCATGGACTACCTGTTGCCGGGTCGTGGCACCTGTTGGGCTCGATACGAGCCGCATTTTGACAGCGTGCAGGCCGATCAGGTGCAGGCGCAGGCGTTGCAGAACGTCAGTCCGGATGCGGACAACGTGTCCGAAGGCCCGGCGGATGATGGCGTGCAGGTCACCAACAACGCAGAGGGCGAAATCCTCGGCATCGAAGAGGTGCAGTGGGATTACGTCAACTGGCAGGACTTCCTCCACTCGCCTGCGCGTGTGTGGTCTGAGGTGCGTTGGGTGGCGCGGCGCACCTATTACACCCGCGAGGATGGGATCGAGCGGTTCGGCGCGATGTTCCGCGACGTGCCGCTTAACCGCAAGCCGCAGGGGTTGGAGGAAACCGACCCGGTTTACGAGTTGTTTTGCCAGGCCGAGGTTTACGAAATCTGGGACAAGCCCTCGCGCAAGGTCATTTGGTTGTGCCCGGATTATGGCGACGCGCCGCTTGACGTGCTGGGCGATCCGTTGGGGCTGAATGACTTCTATCCGTGCCCTCGGCCGCTGTATGCGACGCTGAGCAATTCGAGCCTGATGCCTGCGCCTGACTTCAAGATGTATCAGGACCAGGCGCGGGAGATGGACGACTTGACGGCCCGCATGGCGGCGCTGGTGCGTGCGATCAAGGTTGTGGGCGTGTATGACGCCAGCAACGACGGCGTGCAACGCATCTTCAACGAGGGCGTTGAGAACCAGCTTATCCCGATCGACAACATGATGAGTTTCGCGCAGGCGGGCGGGTTCAAAGGGGCTGTGGACTTCCTGCCGCTGGAGCCGATGGTGATTGCGCTGCGTGAGTTGATCATGGCGCGCACGCAAACGAAGCAAGACCTTTACGAGATCACGGGCATTGCCGACATTGTGCGCGGTCAGGGCGCGGCGACGGCGACGGCCACAGCGGAACGGCTGAAAGGCCAGTTTGCCCAGCTTCGGTTGCGGGATCGCGTCAACGCGGTGGCGCGGTTCTGCCGCGACATGGTGCGGATTACTGGCGAAATCATCGCGCGGAAGTTCCAGCCTCAGACGCTTTTGCTCCTGAGTGATTACCAGCAGACGGCGGGCGCCACGCCAGAAACGGCGATGCAGGCCATTGCGTTGCTGAAGAACGACCTCACGCGCGGGTTTCGGATTGAGATTGAGGTGGACAGCACCGTTGTTGCCGATCAGGAGCAGGAGCAGGCTTCGCGCGTTCAATTCCTTCAGATGGCCGGGCAATTCTTGGCTGAGGCGGTGCCGCTGGCGCAACAGGTGCCGCAGCTTGGGATGCTGGCCGGGCAAATGCTGTTGTTCGGCATCCGTGGCTTCCCGGTCGGCCGCGAGATGGAAACGGTGTTCGAGACTGCCCTGGAGCAGTTGCAACAGGCTTCGCAGGCGCCGCAGCCTGAGGCCCCGCCCGATCCGGCAATCGTGAAGGCGCAGGCGGACGCGCAGACGGCGGCGGCGGAAATCCAGTCGCGTGAGCGCATCGAGGCGGCGAAGTTGCAGGCCGAGGCGGCGCGTGCGGACCGTGAGGCGGCGCTCAAGGAAGCGCAACTGGCGCTGGATCAGGCGAAGCTTGACCTTGATATGCGGCGTGCGGAGTTGGAGGAAGCGCGGCACGAAACGGAGCGGCAGCGCGGCGACGTGGATAAGGCGCTGCGGGAGCGTGACATGGGGCTGAAAGAGCGGCAGCAGAAGGTGGAGGAAGGCGAGGGCGAAATCAGCGCCATTGCCGAGGCTTTGGCCATGATGCAGGAGACGCTAGACGCTGTGCGGACGAAGGCCGAGGAAGCGCACGCTGTGGCGTCGGCTCCGCGTCGCGTGACGATTGAGCGCGGTCCGGATGGCCGGGCAATCGGCGCGCGGCAGGAATTGGAGGCGGTCTAGTGGTCGCGGCAACCTCTTTCCAGCCGTGGATTGAGAAGATCAACACGGCTAAGATTGACTGGGAAAACGACACGTTTTCGCTGTTGCTGGCAGACGTTGAGCCGGTGGTAACGGATAGCGAGCGCGCGGACATTTCCGAAGTCAGTTACACGAACTTATCGAGCCGCACGTTGACGCTCAACAATGCGTCCCAAACGGGTGGCACATACACAGCGGATTGCGATGAACTGGTGATGACAGCGAGCGGCGCAGTTGGCCCGTTCCGGTATGTTGTGCTGTGCGATGAAAGCGCGGTAGCGCAGCCGGTGGCGTGCTGGTGGGACTACGGCAGCGATGTGACGATGGCGAGCGGCGACACGTTCACTTTCCCGGCGATTACGCTGTGGTTCGATGAGGAGGCGCCCTGATGGCCCGCAAGATCATCATTTTGGACCGTATCAACCTGCCGAGCGATCAGGATTTCCGCGTGGCCTTTTGGCTTGATGTGCCGGTTGCGCGGCAGCCGTTCTACGCCAATGCGGCAGCAACGAGCGCGGTCATTGGCGCCACACAAGCGGAAATTGACGCGATCAAGTCCGGTGCCGTGGTCGAGGTGATCGAGGGCATTCCGGGGCGTGCGAATGCGACGATTGCGGCGGTTCGGGCGGCGCTGGTGACGCGCCACGGGGTGTTGCAGGCGCGGCTAGTGGCGCAGAACCCTTACGAGCGATACGGCACCAGTTGGGATGGCACGACTTGGACAGCGGTAACGGTGGCGTGACATGGCGGACGTAACGCAGACGTATGGGACGTATACGGCCCTCACGCTCACGAGCATCGCGAGCCTTGCCAGCAGCGCAACGGCCGGGTGGATCAGCGCGATAATCGACAACCGCACCACGGCGGCGCTCGATTACGAATTGCTGTTTACGTTCCCCATGGCGAACACGGCGCCCGCGAACGACAAGGCTGTGTATGTATTCGCGGTGCCTGCGATGCACAACGGCTCGGCTTGGGTGCTGGCCGATGGCGGCACGACCACGCTGCCCACCGCTGGCCCTGCGACCTACACGTTCGGCGGCATCACTAGCACGAACAACTTCCGGCTGATTGTGCCGCTTGCCTACACGGCAGCGGATCAGACGGTGCAGGGCGTGGCGTTTCTGAGTGATGCCATGCGAACGATGCCAGACGGCTTCGCGCTGTTCGTGCTCAACTACTCGGGCGCGGCGTTTGACGGTTCCGGCCAGGTGATTGCGTATAAGGCCATTGCCAACGCGGTGGCGTGATGCGCCTGCTTGATCCCGGCGACGACAGCATCAATCGGGGGCTAGAGGGTTTCTGGCCGCTTGACGATGGCGCCGGGACTGTTGCCACGGACGTTTCCCCGTGGCGCCGCAATGGCGCGCTCACGAATTTTGGGCTGTCGTCCGGAACCGGCTGGGGCGCGGGCCGGAACGGCAAGGCGTTAGTGTTCGACGGATCGAACGACTACGTTCCGGTTGCGAAGATACCGCCGATTACGAAATGCACGCTTGCTGTCTGGCTGAAAAGCACGGGCACGGGCGCGAATACGATGGTCGCCACAAAGAACTTTAGCGGCGGCGTGGTGCCGATGGCACTGTCGATTTCGTCGGGTGCTGGCGCTGCGGTGGGGATGTCGTTTTACAACGGCGCGTGGCAAGCAAGCGGCGTTACAACGGACGTGTCGAACGACGGCAAGTGGCACTTTGTCGCGGGCACGTATGACGGGGCGACGCTCAGGTATTATCTAGACGGCAAGCTAGACGCTAGCGCCGCTTACACGGGCAGCCTGCCGAACAACACGAACCCTCTGGAGATCGGCGCTTACACGGCGGGCGCATCTTACTTTAAAGGCACGATGAGCGGCTTTCGGCTGCTGTCGCGTGCGCTCACGCCGGGCGAGATTGCGCGCATCTACGCGGAGGACCCATGGGCCGGGACGCTGCGGCGCAGGCCGGTGCGCTTCTACCTGCCGCCGACCCATTACAGCATCGCGGCGACGGGCATTACGCGGCGGTATTCGTTTGGCGATGCCGACCTTGTTTACACGCCCGCCGCTGTCACGGGTGGCGACACGCATGACGGGATCAAGCGCCAGTCGCGGCGGCAACGGGCACTGGCAGCGGCGGACGCGAGGCGCAGGGATGAGCAAGCCTCCGAGGCACGCGCGCTGCGGCTGGAACTGGAAGCCGCCATGGGCTTTGCCGTGGAAGCGGCAGAGGAAGCCCCGGCGCCGGTTGTGGCGGCTGTGGAGCGCGCTGCGGAGGCTGCGCGGGTGGTGTTGCCCGTGCTGCGCCAAGCGGCGCCAGACCCGGCGCTGTTGGCCGAGGCGAGGGCGCTGGTGGCCACGTTGCAGGCGCAGGCGGCAGAGGCCGAGCGGTTGCGTGCGCTGGCCGAGGATGACGAGGAAGTGTTGATGCTGTTGAGGGCGCTATGAGCGGCAAGCGGAAATACGTCTGGCATGAAGGCACGTTCGTTGACGTGACGGACTGGAAGCCGCCGCCGCGCCGCACGCCCTACATCATCCGCGATGGCATGGCCGCTGCCGTGCATCCCGTCACGGGGCAGGTTTTTGACAGCAAGAGCCGGTTTCGCGAGGTGACGAAGGCGCATGGGCTCATTGAGGTGGGCACGGAAAGGCAGACTAGGCAAAACGTCCACATTGGAACGGACGGAGAGCGTAAACAGGACATCGCGCAGGCAATCGAGATGCTTGAGCATGGATACACCCCGCCGCCCGCTGTCCCGGTGGAAGTGGAGGGAGAAACCAGGATTTACGAATGAGCGAAACGCTTGAAGCCCCCGCGCCTGACACGGAAGCCCCGGCCCCGGAGCCTGTGGACGATCTGCGCGCGGCGATTGGCGCGGCGTTCGACGAAGTAGCAGGCGCAGGCGAGCCGGAAGCGGAAGAGGCGCCGGAACGTGAGCGTGACGAACGTGGCCGCTTCGCGCGTGCCGATGGTGATGAACCCGAACCCACGGAGGCCACGACCGATGGCAAAGAAGCCGCCGAGGAAGCCCGGGCCGAGGTGCCGCCGCAGCCGGTAAAGACGCCGGTTGATGAGGTGCTGGAACAGTATAAGCCGCTGTATGCCGCGCGGGGTATCCCGGTGCAGCAAGCGGTGGGCATGCTGTTTGAAGCACAGAAGTTGCTTGAAGAACGCCCCGTCGAAGCCATCGCGGTTCTCGCCCGGCAGTATGGCGTAGACCTCACGAAGTTTGGCGCTCAGCCGCAGCAGGCGGAGCAGCCCACGAACGACGCTACTCAGGCCGCGCTGCAACGTGTGCAGCAGCTTGAGCAGCGGATACAGGCTTACGAGCAGCAGCAGGAGCAGTCGAGGCGGGCCGAGATTGAGCAGTCAATCGCCGCCTTTGCCGCCGATCCCAAGCATTCCCACTTTCCGACCGTCCGCAAGGCTATGGGCGCGTTGATGCAGGCGGGAGAGGCCAAGGACATGGCGGACGCATACGACCAGGCTTGCCGCGCGAACCCGACCGTATGGGCCAGCATCCAGAAAGCCGAAGCAGAGGCGCGGACCAAATCCGACGTTGAAGCCAAGCAGAAGGCCGCTGAGGAAGCACGCCGCCGCAATGTGCAGCGCCGTGGTTCGTCTCCCGTCAACGGCTTCGCGAAGGCGCCGGAATCGTTGCGCGACACAATCGAGGCTGCATGGGATGGACGGCTCAACTAGAGCCCCAGGCTAGGAGTTACAGGCGATGGCATCGCCCAATCTTTCGGAAATCGTGACTACCACTCTGCGCAATCGCACCGGCAAACTGGCCGACAACGTGACGCGCAACAACGCCCTCCTGATGCGCCTGAAGGAGCGTGGCAACGTCGCCCCGTTCTCCGGCGGTCGCACTATCGTGGAGGAACTGGAATACGCCCAGAACGGCACCTACAAGCGGTATTCGGGCTATGAAGTCCTGAACATCGCGCCGTCTGACGTGTTCTCTGCCGCTGAATACCCGATCCGCCAGAGCGCGGTTGCGGTGTCGATCAGCGGGCTTGAGATGCTCCAGAATAGCGGCAAGGAAGCGGTCATTGACCTGCTGAACAGCCGCATCAAGAACGCTGAGCACACGTTCATGAACGGTCTTGCGTATGACGTCTATTCGGACGGCACCGCGACCGGGCAGATGACGGGCCTGCAGGCGCTTGTCTCGACGGCGCCGACCTCTGGCACCGTGGGCGGCATCGACCGTGGGACGTGGCAGTTCTGGCGCAACATCTACTACAGTGCCGTCACCAACGGTGGCGCTGCGGCGACGAGCGCCAACATCCAGCGCTACATGAACAGCGTTGTTCTCCAGCTTGTGAGCGGAAACGACGGCCCGGACATGATCGTTGCCGACAACAACTACTACCAGCTCTATCTGGAAAGCCTCCAGGCGATCCAGCGCGTGATGGACGAACGGACTGCGGGCGCCGGGTTCTCTGCGCTGAAGTATTACGGCTCGGGGCGCTCAATCGACGTGATCCTTGACGGCGGTTTTCAGGGCTACTCGTCTGACACGAACCCCACCACGGGCGGGGCTCCGTCGAACACGATGTATTTCCTGAATACCAACTACCTCAAGTATCGCCCGCACCGCGAGCGCAACATGGTCCCGCTGGACCCTGACCGCTTCTCCGTCAACCAGGACGCCATGGTGAAGCTCATCGGCTGGGCTGGCAACATGACTGTCTCCAACTCGCGCCTTCAGGGCGTGCTCTTCGCGTAAGGAGCGCAGAACATGAGCGGCACCAATATCGCAATCGGCATCGAAGGCGCCGATTTCACCACCGCCTACACCGTCTCCAGCACGGTTCCCGAGTATCCCGGTGCGCCCCTTCAGGTTGGGACGCGCGTGAACGCGGGCAACGGCGGACAGTGGATCTTCGCGCTTGCTGGTGGCAGCATCACGGCGAATGACATCGTGGTGTTCACCACCATGTCAACCTTCACCGTGCAGTCCGCGACCAACACGCTTTCCAAGGGCTTCCTTGGCAAGCTGGCGGGCAAGGCGGGCGCCACGGCTACCTCTGGCCAGTATCTCTGGGTGCAGGTGGCGGGCTACGCGGCTGCGGTGAACGCGGCCACGTCGAGCGCGGCGAACACGGTCCTTTCCAGCACGACCACGGCGGGGCGCATCGGCGCTGCGTCGGCGGGCAACTCGGCCAAGATCACTGGCCTGACGCTGGTGGCCACGGCTGCGAGCAACACGGCTGCGGCCGTGCTCAACTTCCCGGCGATCGGGACTGACGACTAAGGCACAGCGGGGGCTTCGGCCCCCGCCAACCTCATGAGGGTTCATGTCTGACCTAGCCAATATCACCGGCAGCGTTGCCCGCAATGGCGGGATGGTGCAGCAGCCGGACACGCGCATGGTGCGCTTTGCCAACGTGCCGCAGTTGAACGAGATTGCGAGCCGTCAGCAGGGGCGCCCGATCTATGATCCGTGCGACGTGCTGTTTGTGCGCCAGGCGGGCGAGCGCGACGAAATCGCAACCCGCGTCAAGGAACATCACAAGTTCGAGTTTGCCCAGCAGTGGCAGGCGTATGAGGAAGGCCGCGAGGCGGACCTTGCGCCGGGCACGCCGCTTGCGATCCTGTTCCCCAACTCGCCGCACATCGTCGAGGCCCTGCGCGCCGTCAAGGTGTTCACGGTCGAGGCGCTTGGCGGGCTTGGCGAGGAAGGGCTCCGGCGCATCGGCATGGGTGCGCGTGAGTATCAGGCCAAGGCCAAGCAGTTTCTGGAACAAGCCGAGCGTTCGGCGCCGCTCCAGAAGGTTGAAGCGGAATTGCGCGAGCGTGACGAACGGATTGCGGCGTTGACCGCACAAGTTGAACTCCTTGCCGCCGGGGTGGCGCGGCGCGGACGCCCTCGCAAGGGCGCGGCAGAGGAAATCGAAGATGGCGAAGAGTAACGATCTGGTTGGGATTGGCGTCCCGCCTGTTGTGGCGTCGGCGCTGGGCTGGAACCCGGTAAGCGCCACTGGCGTTGGCACCGCGCAGGGTGGTTCGTCTCCGACTGCCTACGCGCAGTCTTTCGTGATGCTCACCACGGCGGCCAGCCAGACGGCGATTACGCTGGATAGCGCGTGGCCTGTTGGTGCGTGGGGTGCGGTGGCGACGATCACGGCCACCACGGGCCTTCTGTTCCCGCCCTCGGGCTGCAAGTTCGACAACGGCACCACCGATGCCAGCACGTCGATTGCGCAGAACAAGACGCGCCTGATTTACCGCGCTTCGGCTACTCTGTTCTACACCATCCTCGGTGGCTAAGCCGTGGGGGCGCCGCTCCTAACGCTTGTCCAAAACGCTTGCGCCGAGGCGGGGCTCCCCGTCCCGGCAGCGGTGGCGGCTGCCACGGATACGCAGTCTCAGCAGTTGTTCGCGCTCATCAACGCAGTTGGCGCGGACCTGCTGAGCAAGGCGACCTGGACCGCGCTCCAGACGCAGGCGATCATCAACGTCGAAGTGCCGACGCAGACCACGGCGGACATTGTTGACGGTGACGCCTACGTCTACAACATGCCGACGTTTCCCGTTGGCCCTGTCACGTCCTACATCATCACCGGCAACGGCATTCAGACCAGCACGCGCGTTCTGGCGACGGCGGCGGGGCCTGGCGGCATCACCGCGCAAGTGGACATGCAATGCACGGCGGACGGCACGGGCGTTGACGTGACGATCAGCCGGGATACCTACGAGGTTCCGGCCGACTTCGTGACGTTCATCAACCGCACCCAGTGGGATCGCGGGTTCCATTGGGAAATGCTCGGCCCGATGTCGCCGCAAGAAGATCAGTGGATGCGGTCGGGCATCGTCGCCACGGGGCCGCGTCGCCGATATCGGCAGGTGGGGCGCGGGCAAGACGTGTTCCGGCTGTGGCCGCCGCCGAGTGCTGGCGATACGCCGGGGACGCTGGCGTATGAGTATCTGTCATCGTATTGGGCGTTTGACAGCGCGGGCGATCCGGCTGCGGCGTTCACGGCGGACGTGGATACGTGCATCTTCGATGATCGCCTGATGATCGAGGGGCTAAAGTGGCGGTTCCTCGCGCAGAAAGGCATGGATTACACTGCGTCTTTCGCGATCTGGCAGCAGCAGGTGCAGACGGCGATTGCGCGTGACGGTGGCGCGCCGACGCTGAGCATGAACCGGCGGCGGTATCCGATCTTCATTAGCCCGGCCAACGTGCAGGATGGCGGATGGGTGGGGCCGGGCAACCCATGAAGACAGGCCCTAAGCCCTTGCCTCTGGACGTTCGGCTAGAGCGTAACTGTATCCCCGAGCCAAACACTGGCTGTTGGCTATGGACTGGCGTTGTGTCGCCCAATGGCTATGGCACAACAAATGTCGGAGGTAGGCACGGCAACACGCGCGGGGCGCATCAGGCTGCATGGCAAGCGTGGCGAGGGGAAATCCCCGCCGGGAAATTCGTTTGCCACCATTGCGACGTGAAAATCTGCATCAACCCGGAACATCTGTATCTTGGGACGCCTAAGGAGAATTATGCCGACGCCATTGCACGGGATCGGATCGCGCGGGGGGCTAACCGGAACAATGCACGGTTCAGCGACGATGAAGTGCAGGAGATCAGGGGCGCGGCTGGTTTCGGGGTTGGGTATAATGCCCTTGGCCGACACTACGGCGTAGATCACGCGCACATCCGCAAACTGGTGCGGCGTGAGATTTGGACCCACGTCCCATGATGTGGTTGCGCCGAGCCATGGGCTACGCAGACCCGCAGCCCGATGCGCCTGTGGTGTCGCCCATTGAGAATAACCCGGTCGGATGGAGCAGCATTTACCCGCCGCAAGTGCTGACGAACCCGGACCCGAACGTGTCGCCGGTTGTGGATCGCGCCACGATGACGCCCCAAGCCTTGTGGGGTGCGCTGCTGTCCGGGAACAAGCGCAACGTGACCGCTGCGGAACTCCCGGCGCTGGAGAACAAGGCCAACACGGCGGTTGACTACGGGATGGCGGTTGCGGGGGCGACGCAGCCCATCCGGGCGTTCCACGGCAGCCCGCACACGTTCGACCGTTTCGACCTGTCCAAGATCGGGACGGGCGAGGGGGCGCAGGCTTACGGTCATGGGCTGTATTTTGCTGGGAATGAGGCTGTCGCCAAAGGATATCGGGACGCTCTTAATCAGCGATCCGGGTTCCGTCGGTTGGGATTTGATGTTGAATTGGGCGGGAAGCCGCTTAACGAGAAAGGATTGCCAAATGATTGGGTGAGCGCAATTCTTGATATCAAAGATGCCGGAGATATTGATCGCGCATGGCGCCGCGTCCCGATGCTCTACAAAGAAAACAAAGTCCCCGAAATTCGCGCCATCATTGACCAAATCCGCGAACAAGGCGTGGCGTTCAAGCCATCCGGCTCCATGTATGAAGTCTCCCTCCGCACCAGCCCGGAACGGCTGCTGGATTGGGATAAGCCGCTGAGCCAGCAGCCGGGGGCGGTGCGGGATGCGTTGGCGAAAGTTGATACGGCGGCGGGTTCGTTGGAAGACCTACGCGCGGCGGTGAAGGTTAACGAGGATTGGCTTAGGAGTGCCATGGGGGGGCGCTCACAGACAATGGCGGAACAGCGTTTGGCGGCAGCGCAACGGCGTTTGGCTGAAGCCGAAAACAACATGACCGGCGGCCAAATTATCCAGCGTAACCGGGGCGCTTCGGGCGGAGGGCGTGGATCAATCGAAGAAGCGTTGCGGGATGCTGGGGTTGATGGCCTGCAATACCTAGACGCTGGCAGCCGCGCCGCTGGTGACGGCTCGCGCAACTATGTGATGTTTCGAGACGACATTATCGACATTCTCCGGCGGTATGGGCTGTTTGGGCTTGGCATGATGGGCACTGCTGGCGCGATGTCTGGCACGCAGGTTCCTGAGCCATGAACGCCATGCGCCCCCGCGTGACGGCCCGGCCTTACACTTACCCTGTCGGCACTGGCGGGTGGAACGCAATCGACGCGCTCGACGCGATGAAGCCGGACGAATGCGAAACGCTCATCAACTTCTTTCCCGAAACGACCTATCTTCGCCTGCGCCGAGGCTACGATGCGTTTTCCGACACGGGCACGGGTCTGCCGGTTAAGACGCTGGCCGTATGGAGCAACGGCGTTACCGCGCTGACGCTCGGGGCCAGTGACGGCGATTGGTGGGACGTATCGGGCAATCCCGGATTAAGCGTCGGCACCGGCTATGGCAGCGACGTGTGGGATACCGTCAACTTCAGCACGGGCGGCACTCAGTATCTTATCGCGGCGAACGGAGTTGACACGCCGCAGGTGTTTGCTGGCGTATCGTTTACGGCTGCCGTCAACACCATCGGCGGGGCGCCTCCGGCCATCACGTTCAACCGCGTGACCAGCTTCAACCGGCGCTTGTTCTACGCGGAAACGGAAACGCTGAGCGTCTGGTATCTGCCGGTGGGGCAGTATCAGGGCGCGTTGACGGAGTTTGATTTCGGCCCGGTGTTTGCCAAGGGCGGCTATCTGGAAGCCATCGCGACTTGGACGCGCGACAACGGCTTTGCGGGCGCGAACGAAATGTTCGTGGCCGTCACCACTGAGGGCGAGGTGGCGATCTACGAAGGCTCGGACCCTGCATCTTGGACGCTGCGGGCGCGGTTTGAGGTGGGGCAGCCTGTAAGCGGGCCGGGGTGCATCACGCGTATCGGCCCTGACATGGTGCTGATTTGCCAGGATGGGTTTCAGCCGTTGGCGCATTACCTCCAGCTTGGCGAAAGCCAGGCGCAGGCGGTGGCGCTGTCGCGGAAGATCGGCAACGCGGTAACGGCGGCGGTCAATGCGGCGCGGTATGAGGATGGGTGGGGCGCGGTCCTGTATCCGCAGGGCAACATGCTCATCTTCAACATCCCGCAGACCACGGCGGACACGTTCAATCAGTATGTTGTGAACACGCTAACCGGCGCGTGGTGCCAGTGGACGGGGCAGAACGCCTATTCGTGGGCTTACGTCCCCGGCTTTCTGTATTTCGGTGGCGCGGACGGTGTGGTGTATGTGGCCGACACGGGCACCAGCGACAACGGCGACTTCATCACTGCGGAGTTTCGTGGATCGTATCAGTATATCGGCGGTCCCGGCCTGTTGAAGCGCGCGACGATGGCACAGCCGGTGTTCGCGACCACGGGCAACCTCAACATTGCGTTCGCGATTGACGTTGATTTCATCAATGGCACCTTGACCACGCCGCCGCCGTCTGTGCCGGGCGCAGGGGCATGGGGAACGGGCGTGTGGGGAACGATGGTGTGGGGCGGCGGACAGGCGCTCCAGCGGCCTTGGATGAGCGTAACGGGGCTGGGCTACGCGATGGCGCCGCACTTCCTGATTAGCACGAACAACGTCAGCGTGAACCTGTTGAGCGTGACTGTGCTCTTCGAGAGGGGCGCCTTCCTGTGAGGCCGAACGTGCTCATTTTCGGCAAGGACGAGGCGGTTGCCGATTGGGTGGCGCGGCAGTTACCGCACGTTGGCGCAGCGGGGTTCGGCGCGTGCCGGGCGGTGGCCGTGGCGTCGGCGGACGGCAAGCCACTGGGCGCCGTGGTGTATCACGATTACCAGCCGGGCGCGGCGGTGTGTCAAATCTCCATGGCTTCTACGTCGCCGTTGTGGGCGCAGCCGCAGACGGTGCGCGACCTGTTGGCGATACCGTTTGAGCAGTATCGGTGCTATAAGGTTTGGACGTGCATCCCGGCTGACAACGCGCGGGCCATTCGGTTCAATCGCGGCATCGGCATGGTGCGGGAAGCGGTGCTGCGGCACCAGTTCGGGCGCAAGCGTCACGCGGAGATTTTCGGAATGACCGAGCCGGAATACGCGGCGCGGTGGCGTGAGAAGGTAGCGGCGTAATGCAAGCGGATATTGATAAAGTCTCTTGGAAAGCTCTTGCAGAGTCGATTATGTGGAAGCGACACATTCCGCTGTGTCACGCGGACAAAGGCGCACTCTTGCTGAAACAAGATTACATCAAGGGGCATATCGGGTTCCCGGCATTCTCCAAATGGGCCAATTCCAAAACTCCTAGGTGGGCGCGTAATGGGCAAGTCTAGCGGTTCCCCTCCCCCGGCTCCCGATCCCACTGTCACGTCGCAGGCGCAGGCGCAGGCGAACGCTGATACCTCGCGCTTGCAGGCCAAGCTAAACCGCGTCAATCAGGTGGGGCCGCAGGGCTCGATTACCTACAGCCAAGGCGCGGCGCCGATGGACCGAGAGGCGTGGATCAACGGCGAGGTGGCGAAGGAGCGCGCGCGCATCGACGCGGAGAACGCGCGCCGGGCGTCGTTTGAGTTCGGCGGCAACAACTACGATCCGACCACGATGGAGCAGCTCCCAGGCAGCAACCCCGCTGCCGTGCCGCTGACTTTTGACGAGGCGACGTTCCGGCAGGGCTTCGAGGGCCGCGCTACGCCGACCGTGCCGGGGCAGGACGAATGGACGCAAACGACCACGCTCAGCCCTGAGCAGCAGGCGCTATACGACCTCACGACGCGGGCGCAAACCACCTACGGCAAGACGGCAAACAACGTGCTGGAAGGCGCGCAGGCGACGCTATCGCAGCCGGTTCAGACGGATTGGGAGAGGTATCGCGCGGATGCGTTGAAGGCGCAGCGTGCGCGGCTTGATCCGGTGTATGCGGAGCGCGAGGAAGCGTTGCGGCAGCGGCTTGTCAACTCGGGCTATTCGGCCGGAACCGAGGGATGGGATCGCGAGTTCCGCAACTTCCAGCAGGGCTACAATGATGCGTTGCTTGCGGCGGACTTGCAGGCCGGGAACACGGTCGGCCAGGGCATTTCGCAGACGGCGGCGCTTCGTGCGATGCCGTTGAACGAGGCGAGCGTGTTGCTGTCTGGCGGGCAGGTGAACATTCCGCAGTTGCAGGGATCGCCGCAGGTGAACGTGGCGCCGACTGACGTGATGGGCGCTTACAACACGCAGTATCAGGGCGCGTTGGCCAACTGGAACGCTCAGCAGCAGCGGAGCAACGCGGCGATGGGCGGCTTGTTCGGCTTGGCTGGCACGCTTGGCGGCGCTGGCATTCGCGCGTGGGGGTAACATGGCCGACAGCATGAGCGCGCTCTACCTCCAAAACCCGGCGCTGGCGCAGGCAATGCGTCGGCAGCGGTTTGGCGAGCAGTTGATGGCGCAGGGGGCGGATGCGTCTCCGGTGCAACATCCGTTGCAGGGGCTTGCACGGCTCGCGGCGGCGCTTGTCGGCGGGTATGAGCAGCGTAAGGGCGATGAAGCCATTACCGCAGAGGGCAAGCGCCAATCCGACGAAACCGCCGCGCTCATGGCGGAGGCACTCGGGCCGATGCCGCAGATGGCGCCGCAGGGGGCTCCGCAGCAGCCGCAGCCGATGACGGCGCCGATGCAGCCGGTGGCACAACAGCGACTGACTGCCCCCGGCGCGATGCCAGACGAAGAATTGACGGCGCTTGTTGGGCCTCTGGCGCAAAAATATGGCGTCCCGTTGCCTCTGGCTTTGGCCATCGTGAAGCAGGAGAGCGGGGGCCGTCCTGGGATAATTGGCGATGGGGGCCGCTCCGTTGGACTGGGGCAAATCCGCGACGATACGGCTCGTGACCCTGGCTATGGCGTTCCGCCTATGGACCCAGCTTTGCGGAACGACCCGCGCGCCAACGTGGATTTCATGCTCAACTACTATACGCAGAAGGGACGGCATTTCGGGGCGCAGGACTTCAACAATCCGGAACACCAGGATATTGCCCTTAAGGCATACAACGGCGGCGGCGACCCAAATTACGTTCGCAACGTGCGCCAGTGGATGCCACAATCTGCGCCGAGCGGCGAAACCATCCCCGCCGCGATGCCGCAGGGCGATGCGTCCCCCGCGCAGGCGCAAGGCGCTCCCACGCCGCGCACGCCGGATGCTCAGGCTTACTACATGGCCGAGGCACAGCGGTTGCAGGCGTTGGCGATGCGGGCGCAGCGCACGAACCCGGCGCTTGCCAACGTGCTGATGCAGCGGGCGCAGATGGCGCATCAGGCGGGCATGGCACGGGCGCCGCAGCCGGATGAAACGGAACGGCTGTTTGCGCTGGCAGGGATTGACCGCAACTCCCCCGAGGGGCAGCGGCTTGCGCGGCAAATCCTGGAGAAGAAGGGCAACCCGCAGACCGTGGTGAACACGGGCGAGAATTATGCCCAGCGCAAGGCCATTGACGATTGGGGCGTAGCCAAGGCGGCGGCATCGGATACGGCGCGGCGCACGACGTTGTTTGATACCGCGCTATCCGTTATGGATAACGATGCGTTCCAACCCGGCGCAACGGCGGAAATCCGTTTGAAGGTGGCGCAGCTTGGCGAGGCGTTGGGGCTGGAAACCAACGCACCGGCAGGCGAGGTGCTGAAAGCGGTTCAGCGGCAGTTGGAGTTGGCCAACACGCCCAAGGGGCAGGGCCAGATTACCGAGAATGAGCGTGTGCTAATCCGCGAAATGCTGCCGGTGATGGGCAGCACTCCGGATGGCCTGCGGATGCTCATTGAGGCGACGAAACTGCTTGATGCGCGCGACAAGGAAGTGTTCACGATCTACAATGAAAGCGCGCGAGCAAATGGCGGCGTGCCTTCGATGGTGGACGTGAACGAAAAACTTGCGTCGCTTCCTCCGGCGCTTCCTCCGGTGCTAATCGCGCGGTTGAACAAATGGAAGGAAGTTGGCCCTTCGACGGGTGGTGAAGTGACGCCGACCGGGCAGGGTGGCGCCCAAGGCGGTGGCGGCGGGTGGTCCATTCGGAGGCGTGACTAATGCCCGAATACGAGATCACCGCGCCGGATGGCCGGACGTTTGTTGTAACGGCCCCGGAAGGTGCCAGCGAAAGCGAGATCATCGCCTACGCGCAAAAGAACATGCCCAAGCCGACAACCGGCGAAGCGTTCACGCGCGGCGTTGGCCTCGGGGTGCGGGATGCGGTCATGGGCGTGGGGCAGTTGCCCGGCATGCTCTACGACGCGGCGGCGGTGCCGCTCAACCTCGGCATCAAGGGCATCAACGCGGTGGCCGGGACTTCGATCCCTGAAATCCGCAGCGCACAAGAGAACCTTGGCGCGGTGGCCAACGCAGCCGGGTTGCCGTCGCCATCCACGCCGGGCGAGCGCATTCGGTCGGATATCGGGCGCAACGTGGCGGGGCTTATCCCCTCGATGGCCACGGGCGCGGCGTTGCAGGCCGGCGGCCCTGTGGCGCAGAAAGTGGGACAGGCGCTTATGACGGCGCCCGTGTCGCAGGTAACGGGCGCCGTGGGCACCGGCATTGGCGAGGGGGCGGCGCGTGAGAACGGTTACGGCCCGGCTGTTCAGTTTGGCGCTGCGCTTGCTGGCGGCATCACTGGTGCGGCGGTCCCATCGGTGGTTAGCGCGCTGGGGCAGGGGGTAGTTGCCGCGACGCAACCGTTCCGACAGGGCGGGCGCGAGAAGATCGTGGCCGAGGCGCTGCTTCGCAACAGCAGCGATCCGGAAACGCTGGCGCAGCGGCTTCGTGATGGCGCCGACGATACCACGCGGCGGCTGCCTGGTGCGCCGGTAACGGCTGGCGTGGCCGCGCGCGATCCGCAAATGATGCTCCTGGAAAGCGGGCTACGGAGTGACGCGCAGACGGTGCCGGGTGCCATGTCTCCGGCAACGGCAATGCGGGACGTAGATGCGCGACGTAACGCGGCACGGCTCGCGACGGCGGAAGGGCTGTTGCGGGACGAGGGCGACGTGGCGGCGCGCGGGGCGACGGTGCGCGGCGCTTTGACCGGCGCCGAGGAAGGCATGAAGGCTGAAACGAACCGGCTATACAAGGCCGCTGAAACGACCGAGCGTTTCCCCGTTAAGCCAATCCTGGACAAGCTAGATGAGGTTGAGGCGAAGTATTTTGGCGAGTTGTCGGGCGGGATGCCGGGCGAGTTGCGCGAAGTTGCTCGCGACCTTCGCGCGCTGATGCAGCCAAAGCCGGGGTCCGTTCCGGCGCCGCGTCCATCGTCAATCATGCTTGGTTCAATGGTTTCGCCGTCCGCCGCTCCTGCGCCGGTCGCAGGCGATGTAAGTTGGACCGCGCTGCAAAACCTTTATAGCCGCGTTGGAAAGATCGTCGGGAACGCGCAGGCCGGGACGGATAAAGACAACCGGGTTGTCGCGGCAGGTGGCCAGTTGCAGCGGTTGATTGACGAGCTTGGGTCAACGCCAGAATGGCAAGCGGCCAAGGCGCAACGCCGGGCGCAGGGATCAGCACTTGGGCGCGATGAAAGCGGCGTGAATGCCGTTGGCCGCGCGTTGATGACCGACCGCTGGGACGCGCCGATGATGCCGGATGCGCGCGTGGCGCCGACCGTAACGGCAGACCCCGGCGCCGTGAGGCAGACCCTTGGCGCACTCGACAAGGGCATTGCCGACGCCAAGGCAGCTGGGCTGCCGCCGGAGCGCATCGCGGCGATCCAGGCGCAGGCAGACACCGCGCGCGGCGCCATGCGGAACCAGTTCATCGACGACATGTTGACGGCAAGCAAGACCACGAGTGACATTGCCGACGCATCCGGCAACGTGACGCGGCAGCTTTCTCCGGCGCAGTTCCGTTGGTGGTGGGAGAAGAACGCGGACACGGCGAACCTCCTGTTCCCCGATGCCGATCGGCGCACGTTGGAGCGGCTGGCCGCAGACTTCGCGGAGGGCACGGTGTTGAACACGGCGCGCGCGCGGGGCAGCGATACGGCGCAGAACCTCAGCGTGGGGAACTTCATCGCGCGGCTTACTGGCGGCGTGGTGGACCCGCAGAACCCCTTGGCGCAGGCAGTCGGGAACATGGGGCCGATTGCGGGCTGGATCATGAAGGCGCCGGAACAGGCGATGCGGCAAATGATCGTGGAGGCGATGCGCGATCCGAAGTTTGCCGCGATGCTGGTCGAGAAGGCCGGGCCTGGCAGCCTGCAACGTGCGCTTACCTATATGGAGGGCACGATGGGGCAACGGGTGCAGGAGGCGGGCATGGATGCTCTGGCGCGGGAAATTCCTCGGGTTCTGCTAGCAGTGCCCAGCAACCCGCAAGAACCAAGGCCGCGAGGAGTGGCCCGATGAACCCGCACGCGACGCGAGAAAGGATCACCCGGCTATTGACGTTGTTTCGGCCTGCGGTTCGCCGCTTGTTCCTTTCGTGTGGCCCATCGGCAATTTTCCGGGCTATATCCAGCGTCGTTATCGATCCTCTCCAATGTCAATCCTTGAGGACGATCTCCCATGTCTTCACGGAAGTTTGCAAAAGAGTTTTGCCACCGTTCACAAACCGTGATGCCTCGGGCGTGGTAATCTTTGGCTTGTCTCCACTTTGGGTTGCACCGAGCTTTCATGGCTTTCCACGCAGCGTAAGAACCACTGTTAACCCCCCCATGCTTGATTCCCACAAACGGGGCTCGTGCACGCAATTCATGAATTGCGCATTGCATGCACTGTTGCGAGTGGCCGTTTTTAAAATCGTCAGTCCGTATGGTGTATACCGTGCCGCAGTCGCATCGCACCTGCGTCCAATACACGAAAGCGTTTCGATCATGGCGGCGCGTTCGGGGCATTTCGCCAAGCACAGTAAGTTTGCCGTGCTTCGTGCCGGGCGGGATGGGGGTGTGGGGTCGACCATATGCCATTCCGCACAATACCACGTTTCGGCTCAGGTTTAAAGGAGAACGAAAGTGCCGCGATCAGGGACAGGGGTTTACACGCTTCCCGCCGCGTCTGGCTCGATCCAGAACGGGCAGACGGCGAACGCAACCGACGTGATGACGGTTCTTAACGACATTGCCACGGCGATGACCGCGAGCACGGCCAACGACGGGCAAACCAAGATCACGGGCGATTGGGATTTCCAGACTTACGACCTCACGAATATCGGCGTGCTCGGTGTCACCAGCAACGCGACCATTGGCGGCACGGCGACGATTACCGGCGCCGTTACGATGAGTAGCACGGTGGCCGTGACCGGCAAAAGCACGCTTGGCGACGCTGTGAGCGTGAGCAAGGGCGGTATTGCGGTTGTGGGCAACAGCGCCATTACGGGCACGTTGGGCGTGTCTGGCGCGATCACAGCGGCCAACGGCGCGGCGGCAACGCAGGTTGTGACCTACGGGCAGTTCCCGGTCACGCTCGGCACCACGGGCGCGCAAGGGCTGCCAGGCGGCAAGTTGGAGAAGTGGGGCACCGGTTCCACCACGCTCGGCAGCGGGACCGTTACGTTCGGCACCGCGTTTCCGACCTCGTGCGACAATGTGCAGTTGAGCATCAGCGGCGGCAGCAAGGCCACCACGATCAACCCGCTGATTGTCGGCACGGTGACGAAGGCCGGATTTGACGTGTGGGGCGACAGCGGCCAGAGCCTTACCTTCTACTGGCACGCTATTGGGCAGTAAATCAGCGGTAAAAAAGCGTTAATCGCGCAAGGGTTGTGGCGCATGGCTGCTGTGGGGCGTATCACAATGCGAGACGATACAACGGATATGCGCCAAGTGCTGGAACGGTTGACCAGGCTTGAGGAGCGTGGGACGCACCGTGACGAGCGCATGGAGCGTATCGAGAGCACGCTTGCCACGATGGCGGCGCAGATTTCCGCGATCTCCAACGATTTGCGTGATGCGAAAACGGGGCTGCGCGTGATGCTGTGGTTCAGCACGACGCTTGTCCCGGCCATATCCGCCGTTATCGGCTGGTTTGCCCATGTTTTGTGGCCTGGAAAGTAGGAGCCTACCCATGCAAGCCATCTTCGCCCGCCTTCGTGAACCTTCCTCCTGGGCCGGGATCGGCGGCCTGTTGGCGCTGTTCGGGCTCAACGTGCCGCAGCCGACCATTCAGGCTTTGTCCGCCCTCGGCGCGGCTGCCGCTGGCGTGGCGGCGGTGCTGGTGCCGGAGAAGCGTTGACGCAGCACGTCCCGCCAATCCGCCCGCGTCACGCCTGACAGCACTGGCAGCCGTTCGACTGGCGCCGCGCGTTGCTTGGCCTGGCGCTCGGACTTGCGGCGTTGCGGCTTCCCGATGATCGCGCGCAGGTCCGCAAGGCAGTTACGAATGCCGCGTGTTTCGCTCGGGCTGCGCGGGGTGACGAACGTGTGAGTGCGACCGTTCCACGTGAAACGGACCTTGAGATGCCGCCCCTGGATCACGTCCCACGCTGTGACGCCTGCGCGGCGTAGTTCGGCCTCGATGGCGGGGAGGTAGTTCATACGCGGCGCCGTTTCTTGCCGCGCTTGGGCTTCGGTCCTTTGCTGATAAGCCATATGGCGGGCTTGTGCATCCGCGCGACCTGACGCTTGCGTCGGCGCTCATCAAGACGGTGCGCCATAGGGTATCGCGTCCATGGCACTGGAGAATGGATTAACCACGCTTCCCAGCGGTCACTGGTGAAGGTCACTTTCCTATCTCCTGCGCCTGCGGTGGGGCGGGCGGATGGAGCGGTGTCCAATGTGTCGGTTTGTCCATGTCGTCCCGCCACGGTTCAAACACATCATGCCCGGTGCCGCTTTCGCACCACTCTTCGCCGTTCCACCATCCGGCCTCCGTGCGTTCTGCCGGATCGCGCACAGGATCAAGCGATGCTGGCGTGCCGTCAGATTTGTGCCATCGCCGGTTGCCGAAAAAATACAGGACCGGCATCGGGTGTGGGGGGCGCGCCGTCGCGATATCCTGCCAGTGGGTCATGGCTGGGGCTCGTTGTGGTTGTTAATGGTGATCTGCGCCACCGGCCATGGCGACCAGTTCATAGCGTGACATATGGCGCGGTAGCCAATTAAACACAGAAAGAATTGCAGGATTTCGAGCATCATCCCTCTCCCTCCCCTCGCGCGCGGATGGCGGCGGCGATGGTGACGCAGGCGGCCTTTACCACGCCTGGCACGTCGCCTGCGATCTGCTCCAGATTGCGTAGGTAGTCGTCCACCATGGCGGCACACGCCTCCCGTTCCGCCTTGGCGATCAGCGGTGCGACGACGGAGAGGGCGGCTTTCATGGCGGATGCACTGGTGCGCCATTCGTTGTCGCTGTAGGCGTCGAGCGCTGCCTCCACGCACTCATCCGGCACATCCTCAACCCTCATGGCTTGTCCTCCCCTGCGCGGCGGTTCCAGGCGGCGATGGCGGCGTCTTGCCATCCGTCTGCATCGTATCCCGTGCGAACATCCTCGGCACGGGCGCCGCAATCACACTCCCACCACCCCCATTTGCCGACGTAATTAGACGAGCCTGCATCAGTGACAAACCGACCAGATTTCCCACCACAAAACGGGCACGGCTTCAGTTCGCTCATTTCGCATCCTCCGGCGGGGTGGCGAGGGAGTGGAAGCGCCAGCCCAACCCGCCCAAATATGACGGCGGTTGAGTGTCGGCGTGCCCCATCAGTTCCCACCCATCGGGTTCCGTCCACCAGCGCGCGGGCTCCCAACATGCGTTGGACCGAAGCCAACAGAGCGCCCCATCCGGCGTGCCAGGCGGCGGGTGGCATTCAGCGGTCATTTGCAATCCTTTGGTGCCGGAGGCACATCGCAAGGCATCCTGCCGATGCACCAAGCGTTTCTAAATAAGCCCAGAAATCCGGCAGCGCGCGGATCAGTAACGACGCTACCAATGCAATCGCCATTGCGAACCATATCAGCGATATGACACGATCCCCGCTCACAGCGTCACCTTCCCGGCCAGCACGGCGGCGCGGCAGGCGTTCCAGCCGATGCCTTGCACGTTCTGAACAAGCGGATGGTTGGGCATCACGGCACGAGACGGCACCACCGTCAGTATCGCCCCCTCCCCCTCGGCCAGCGCCAGGGCGGCGGTGAGGGCTGCGCGTGCGGCTGCGGGGAAATCCGCGTCAACGCGCGCAATGCGTCCCGTCGTATCAATGGTGACGTGGGCTGCAATCGCCCGCGCCCCCTCCTCCACCATGCGCTGAAACAGGGTCATGGCTTGGGCTCCAGGGCGGCGCGGGCCGATGGCAACGCTTGTTCAACTTCGCAGTGATCGCCGGGTAGTTCGCACGCCATCACCAGCGCATCCAACGCCTCCCGCAGCCGCGCGTTCTCCGCCCGCAGCGCGGCGGCCTCGGCGATCAGGCGGGCGTTGGCTTCGGCTCTTGCAATACGTTCGGCACCGCCATTCCAAGCAACCGAAATCCCGCCATCCGCTGTATCAACCCGCGTGGGCGTCCACTGCGAAACCACCCAAGGCCCCGGCGTCCACTTGCTCACGGCTGCGCTCATCAGAACGGCACCTCGTCATCTTCCACCGCGCTCCGTGGCGCCGTGCTGACGCTGCGTTCCATCGCCGCGTGCGACTGCTCACGCGCTGGCTGGCGGTCATCCGGCACTAGCGCCAACGTATCGAACTTGCCGACCTTGACCTCAGCGGCAATCCGCTTGCTGCCGGTGTTGTCGGTCCACTCGCGATACGTCATCATGCCCGTCAAGTGAACCCGTTGGCCTTTGTGCAAATTGGCCAGCGTGGTAATGTGCTCAGGATCAAACGTGCTGACATTGTGCCACTGTGTAAGCTGCTTTTTCTCGCCACTGCGCTTATCGGTCCAATGTTCGCTAGTGGCGACAGACACGCTTGCGACTTGTGAGCCGGATGCCATGCTCCGAATTTCCGGATCGCGCCCCAAGCGGCCACGCAATTCGATCCGGTTTACGTCGCGCCACGTTTGATTGTCGCTCATCACTCTACTCCTTCATACGCCATCGTCAGTGTCCTTCGGTTGATGTTCGCCGCACCAGTCGCCGGGGCCTACAAACGGCCACGCACTATCATAATTTTCATCGCCATCGATGCGGGTATAGAGTTGCGGGCCGGGCGCGCGAATTGCACAGATATCTCACGGCACGTCTGGCGGCAGTCGCCGGAAAAATCGACACGTCGCACACGTTGCGGCCATCACTTCACCCCTTCATGCGCCGGGATCGGCGGCGGTTGATCTGCTACGGCCCGGTCCATCGCGTCTTGCCTGGCACGCTCCACACGCTCGGCCAGCGCGGGGTAGGCGGCCTGGAGCCGTTCTAGCCCCTTGGCCAGCGCCGGGTTGCCGACAAGCGCTTGCACGTCCTCCCAGACGCGCGCGGCGTCCAGCTTCGCGACGGTGGCCTCTGCCCACGCTGCGGCTTTCTGCTCGGCGGTCGGTTCCTTCTTCGCGGGCGGCAATGGCGCGGCGGGCGGCTTCTTCGCGGGCGCGACTTCGTGCGTTGTCGCGTCGGCGTCGTTGTCGCCTTCGGTCGGGATGCAGAACGTCATCAGCGCGGCGTATTTATAGGCCGCTGACATGGCCTTGTTTGTGGCCTTGTCGGCGCTGTCCATTGCCTCGCCGTAGGTAATGACCTCGTGGCGCGTGCCGTCAACGGCGGATACGAAATCGAATTGCGCGGTGACGGTGACGTAGAACAGTGATCCGCCTTTCTGCGTCTGCCGCTCAAACATTTCGCGTGCCACCATGCGCGGGATAACGCACAGATTGTTGGACGCCAGCAACGGCGCGAGGGCGTTGTAAACGTCGTCGATGCCTCGAAACGAGTAGCCCTGTTGCTGGTTCTTTCGATCCTTCGTGATGCCGGTTTGTGCCATGGCGGCGGTAACGGCGGCAATGGCTGTGTAAACGTGGGGGGCGCTCATTTCGTGGTGATCCTCAGAACGGGTTGGGCGTTGGTCCGCATTGCCCCCGGCACGTCGCGCCCCTCGGCCAGCGCGCAGCCGATGGCGACCTTATCCGGCTCGCGCTTGATCCGCACGAACGTATCGGGCAACGCGGCAACGTCAGTCACGACCACGCCAGGCTTGCCAGCGGAGAGACTGACGGTGAACTCGGGATGCCGCCACTTGTCCAGCGCCATCGCGTCAAGCATCGCGACCAGCAGCGCGCGAAGTTCTTCGTGTTGCCGCTTGTGCCGCTTCCATCGTGCGTCCAGGTCCGTGATGCGTGCGCCGACAGCATCGGCGTTGGCTGCGGTTTCGTCAATCGCCCGGCACACACGCAGGAGCGCCGTTTCAGCATCCGGGCACTCGGCAAACAACTCGGCGCCGTCAGTGTCAATCACGCCGTCCGCCTCGATCCTCGCGCGGGCCTGTGAGACTAGGGACATGACGGATTGGAGCGTGTAGGCGGATGGGGCTGTCATTGCGTTGCCTTGCAGAGTGATGCGATACGGGGCGCGGCGCTACGACGCGCAGTGCTGCGCAGTGTTGTTACTCAATCGCGCCGATGGCTTGCGCAAACCGGCGCATGACCACTCCAACGGGCTCGGATTTGGGCTCCGTCGTTCCGGCCGCAACCTGCTTGTCAGTCGCGATGTGACGGATTAGCGCCATCGCGTTGACCTCGGCATACGCCCGGCGCTTGGCAGCGTCCGGCATGTCGTTCGTCGCGGTAACAGCGGCCACGATGGCGTCGGCGGTGCGCTTGGCGCTGCGCCGGATGCGGCTGCGAGTGTGCGACCCAAGCATGTGCGCATCTTGCGGCGCCAGTCGCTGGTAGCCAACGCGGCGGACGCTGCCGAAAATGGCGCCGGTTTCGCGTGTGGCGACGTGCGCGGCGCGCGGGATCAGATAGCGCCGATCTGCGATGCTGCGGCCGATTGCCTGCGTCATGGCGGCATACGTGACGGTTCCGCCTACAGGAGTAGCGGCGAATAGATCTGCCAGCGCGCGGCATTCAGCGGACATTGTTTGCGTGATGTTCATTGCGGGTTCCTTTGGATGGTCGTTGCGTTGAGTTGCGGTGCGGTGCGCCGCGCAGCTGGGCGCTAAGCGGCGGCGCAAGGCATTACGTCAAGACAAGTGGCGTTGCGAAGCGTTGCGATGCAGCGCGGGGCGATGTGTTGCGATGCCGGGTTAAGCGGCCATCAGTCGGTTATCCGACCACTGGACGCTATCGACGCGGAACCGACCGTTGGTGCCGCCCTTTTCGGGGCGGAACCGGCCGAGACCGACAAACATGCCCGCAGCCACCAGCATCTCGCGGAAAATCTCTTCGGTGATGATCGGATCAAGGATCACCACGTCAAACGTTGCGGACCACTGCGGAATGACGGGAAACTTGCGCGGCACACGCTTGCCGCTGCCACGGATGCCGTCCGCGTTGGCACTGATGGTGATGCCATCGACGGTCTCGGGGTCGATGCCAAGCGCGGGGTCTTCAAGCAGCGTGATGCCAGCGGTAAACTTCGCCGTCCATGTCGCCTTGCCCTGGCCGGGGATTTGGCGCTTGCTGTATTTCGCGGCGGCGGCAATGGCCTGATGCAGCCCATGCGCCGGGATGATGACCGTGGGCTTGCCGTCGCGCGTGGCGACGTTGAGCTTGTGGCGCCAGGTGCGCTTGTCGTAGTCGTCGGGGCGCTCGCCTTCCAGCTTGGGCTCATCGTGCTGGCGGGACTGCGACAGCGGCGTGATGCCGGTGATGGTAACGCGGGCAATGGTGGTGTTCATGGTAGTTCCTTGCGTTGTGTTGCGGGGAGAAGCGGCAAGTAGAGGCGAGTCGCGAAGCGGTGCGGGCTGAAAGACCCTAAAGAAACGTTGCGTTGCGGAGCGCTGCGATGCGATGCGCAGCAATGCGTAGCGGCGCGGCAAGTAGCGTGGCGCAGTAATTACCAAAGCCACCAGCGCCGACGCTTAGGCGCGGGCGGGTTTTCCAGTTCCAGCGCAGCCGTCGAAACGCTCGACAAAAACAGCGCCAGGTTTCGCAGTTCGGTGCGCTCGCATTGCGGAAGGCGGCGCATGTTGCCAGCTTCCAGCCGCCCGGCGAGTTGCTCAGCGGCCAGGCGCAGGCGTTCCGACACAGGCGCCTCGCTCATCGTCAGCCCGGCGGCGCTGCGGAGGGCGTGTAGGGCGTCGTTGTGCGGGGTCATTGCTTGGGCTCGTGCATGTCAAGAGACAGTTGAAGGACAGTTTCCGTGCGACTGTAGAACATGTGTTTTATCCACGGAGCGGCAGATGAGCGCGCAACAATAGAAAGCGCAGAAATTAATGCACTTTCAGGCGTTTCCATTGGGGCGCAAAGTTGAGCGCGCAGTTCGCCAATGCGCTCTAGAAGTTCTGCCTTAGTAAGTTCTTTGGGCATTTCTCGTCATCCTTTGGTGGGGGTGCGGGCACGCCAATGGGCAGCGTGAGGGGGAGGGGGATCATGTCTCGCCTCGGGCTTTGGCGATGGCAGCGTTGGCTCGCTCCATGACGTATTCGTCATCAAGTGCGCTGTCAGCCCCGCCCACGTAGTTAAGGATTTCCTCAAGCGCGCTAAGCAACTCCGGCGCGGCGGCGATCAAGCGGGCGTTGGCAAGTGCCTCAGCTTCGCCGCCATCGACTTGATGCGGCAGAGGTGACGCGATTGCGGTCGTTATCCCCGACGTGCCGCCAGAAAGGGCATAAATCGTGCCGAACCCCTTCTGCACAAACCACGGCCCAGGAGTGTGCTTGCTCACAGGTCGCCCCTCCTCTTAATCTCTGCCAGTTGCGTCTCGATGTGCTTCGCCAACTCGTGGCACATGTCGTTGAGGTGCGTGTCGGAAAACTCCGCGCATTCCAGCGCCGTCACCAGCGGGATGCCATGCTTAAAGAACGCGTTGGCGAGAATGTCCGCCTCGGCCCTGTCGTCGGCGTCGGGGCTGTCCCAGACGGCGTTGTAGCGGGCTGCGGAAAAGTGGTCGGGGTATGGCATGTGTGCCTCCGTGCGGGGCGCCCGAAGGCGCCCCTTGTAGTCGTCACGCAGCGGCGGTGATGTTGTAGCCGATGGCCTTGAGCCCTTCACGAAAGTAAGTGCGGTCATCCGGGCTGAGCGTCTGGATTTCCTTGATCGCGATCTTGTGGCCACCATCGGCCTCAAAGAAATCCTTCATCGCGGCGATCAGCGACATGGGAGTGTCGGACTTGCTCATGGGAACCTCCACACTAGACAGCGCCATTGCTGTCTTTCTGTGATGCGCCACCATGCCACCGCGTTTCGCGACACGCAACAGGAAAATTGCGGCACGCGCAATTTTTTCTGTTGCACCCGCCGCCGCGACGGCATACCGTGTGGCCATGACACTCGCAGAATACCTCACACAATCCGGCACGTCGCAGGCGGCTTTCGCTGCGGCCATCGGCAAAACACCAGGCACAGTCTCGCGGTATCTCGCGGGCACCGTCGCGCCAACGCTTGACGTGATGGCCGTGATTTACGACGTGACCGGCGGCGCGGTGCAGCCGAACGACTGGTTGACGGTCGCGCACTCGGATTGCACGGTGGGGCAAGTATGAACAAGATCGGCAGCGGCGACGTTGCCTCCGAGGCCAGCCGCGAGGCTGGCGTTTCCTCCCTGAAACTTGCCCCGGCGGCTTCGGCTGCTGGGGCCTTTTTCATGGTGCCACAGAGGGGACGCTTTGCGCGGGCTGGGAAGCCGTGGACCGACGATGAGCGCGCGGCGCTGGCCGTGGCATGGGCTGATCCGGGGTTGTCGCGTCTCGACGTGGCGCGATGGCTGCGGCGTGGCCTAGGCGGCGTCGCGGTGCAGGCAAGCAAACAGGGACTAGGAACCAAGGCATGACGGAACACGAATGGACGGTCATTGCGCGCAGCGAGAAGCCGGGCCGATGGCAGTGGTCGCAGGGATGGGCACCGGGCATGGCGCAGAGTTACGCGGCGGAGGATCGCATCGTGATGATGCACCGCAAGGCGCCGACCGGGTGGGACTTGGTAGCGCGCCTGGCTGGGCCAGCGTGGCGGAAATTCCAGCGGCGGCGGCGAGCCCGGGGCTGCGGTGACGAAACCAATTTCAGTCTTGGCGTTTGCCGATAATGCTGTTCTGGTGAGCATAGCCGCTTGGGGGCCGCTTGCGATAACTCCAAACGAAGCCCACGCGCTTGCCACGGAACTCCGCAACGCCGCGTTTGCGGCATACCGCGCAGCGCCTGTGCATGACGTAACAGACTTAGAGGGAACGGGCTAATGATGAGCGGGTGGAAACACAAACAGGAATGCTTCGATTGGACCGAGGAACGGCTCGCCAAACTGCGCGAATTGTGGGACAGCGGAATGGCAACGGAAGCCATTGGCGCAAAGCTCGGCACGACAAAGAATTCCGTTGTCGGCAAGGCGCATCGGCTCAAGCTGCCCTCGCGCCCGTCACCGATCAAGTCAGACCCGAACGCCCCGCGCAAGCCCCGAAAGAAAGCGCCGCGCGCCGTGCAGTTGACGCTACCAAGCGAAGCGCCGAAGTGGCGGCCGATGCCGCGCTCTCCGTTCGTGCAGCCGGATGCGCCGCCGGATGTGTCGTATCGCGAGGCGATGGACCCTGTAGCCCTCCGCGCGCACGCTGAGACACGCCGCGCATACAAGCTGCCCGTGCCAGTCGGTGCCCTCGGTCGCTCGCCGACGTGCCAGTGGACCGACAGCGAGCGCCGCCCTTGGGTGTTCTGCGGGTGCAAATCGGCGCCGGGATATAGCTACTGCGAGGCGCACAGGGCCGTCGTGTTCCGTCCGATGGAGCATCGCGACAGCGTGCCGCTTGATCGCAGCGGCGCGATCCAGGCGCCGACGCTGGCGTATCTCGTGAGCAAGGATCGGGAGAACGCTGGCGAATTCGTGCGCCGGGCTAAGGCGCGGAGCATGTCTGAGAACCACCGCGCGACCGGCGGCAACTACGCGCGCCACGAAGACAAGCTGATGGGCTGGCGATGATGCAAACTGACACACATATGCCGGAGGGTTTCAGCCACCCTCAACTGCCCGACTTATCCGGCCAGATGCTCGGCGGGTTTCAAGTGCTTTACCGCGCGCACACGCCCAAGCGGCTGCACTATTGGGTGAAATGCCTGTCGTGCGGCAAGGAGCGGGCGCACCGAGCGCAGAACCTCCGAAAGTGGCCGCAGTGGCAGCCACGGTGCAAGTGTGGGGCAACGTCATGACGGAACCGTTGATGTTGCTGCCTGCGTCCGCGTTAATCGGAACCGCAGTCAAGAAACGCGGCCACGCTGCGCGACCCGGCACCGGGCCGGAAGGCGAAACATGCGGGACGTGCCGACATGTCGGCAGGCTGCGGCTGTCAAAGACGTATATCAAGTGCGAGTTGACACGCGCGACATGGACAAGCGGCCCCGGTTCGGACGTTAGGGTGAGAGACCCATCGTGTTCACAATGGGAGGCGCAAAAATGACAGAATGGCTCATAACGGCCGCAGTGGTGGCGGCTGTCTACGTGGTGGTGCTGGCCGGATGGGTCTGGCTCATCGCGCGGCGGGATAGCAACAAGCGCACGAGGTGGAAGTGATGCTGTCACCGGAATACGCGGAGTTTCTTGCGCGCAAGGCTCCTAGGCCGCACGCCGTGGGCATCGAGCCGGGAAACATGCCGTCGCACCTGTTCGACTACCAGCGCGATTGTGTGGCATTCGGTCTGCGTCAGGGCCGCGCCGCGATGTTTCTTGACACTGGCCTCGGCAAGTCCGCCGTGGCCCTGGAATGGTGTCGCCAAGCATCGGAGGAAACCGGCAAACCTGCGCTGATCCTCACGCCGCTGGCCGTGGCGCGGCAATTCGAGGCCGAGGGCGCACGGTTCGGTTACATTGCGCGCGTCATTCGATCGGCGGCAGACGTCGGGCCGGGCATCAACATCTGCAATTACGACCGGCTTGACCATCTTGATCCTGACGCGTTCGGCGCCGTCGCGCTTGACGAAAGCTCGATCCTCAAAGACCTGACTGGCGCTACCACGCGCGCGCTGATCCGGGCATTTGCGGGGCATCGGTTCAAGCTGTGTTGCACCGCAACCCCGGCCCCGAACGATCATATGGAACTCGGCACGCACGCTGAATTCCTTGGCGTGATGCAGTCCAATGAGATGCTGTCTCGGTGGTTCATCAATGACACCAGCACGGCAAGCCAATCGTGGCGGTTGAAGGGCCACGCGCAAGATGCGTTCTGGGACTGGGTAGCCGGATGGGCTAGGTGCGCGGAAACGCCCGCCGATCTCGGATACGACGCCAGCCAGTTTGTGTTGCCTCCGCTCAAAGTGCATCGCCACAAAGCCGCAGGCGACACACGCGCCCCGGCCGGGATGCTGTTTGCTGGCGACATGAGCGCGACCACGATGCATGCGATCAAACGCGAGACTGCGACGGCACGCGCCGAGGCTGTCGCCGCGCTGGTGAACGCCGAGGCCGGCGAGCCTTGGGTTGTCTGGTGCGATAACGACGCGGAGGCGGATGCGCTCAAGAAAGCCATTGGCGACGTGGCGGACATGCGCGGTTCCATGACCGTGGAAGCCAAGGAAACCGCACTTGTGGCGTTCGGGACCGGCGAGCGGCGCGTGATCGTGACGAAGCCAAGCATCGCAGGCCGTGGGCTCAACTGGCAGCACGCGGCGCGCATGGCGTTCGTGGGTCGGTCGTTTTCATACGAGGCGTGGTATCAGGCGGTGCGGCGGTGCTGGCGGTTCGGCCAGACGCGGCCGGTCGACGTTCACCTGATCGTGGCCGAAGGCGAGGATCAAATCGGCCGCGTGATCGACCGCAAGGCCGAGGGCCACGCGGAGATGAAGCGTGCGATGGCAGCGGCGATGAAGCGCAATCGGGGCGCCATTGTCGAAACAAAGATCCCATACAACCCGACACACACGACGGAGGTTCCGACATGGATGTGCGCTGCCTGAATGCCGCCGAGGGCGCCAACTGGAAAGCCATCAACGGCGATAGCTGCGACGTGCTCGCACAGTTGCCAGACGCCAGCATTGGCTTCTCGGTTTACTCGCCACCGTTTGGTGATTTGTTCGTGTATTCCGAAAGCGCGAACGACATCGGCAACTCAGCCAACGATGATGAGTTTTTCGAGCACTACAAATTCATCATACGGCAAAAGCTGCGCGTCACAAAGCCGGGACGCATGACGGCGGTGCATTGTTCCGACCTGCCGACGCGCAAATGGCGGGACGGCTACATCGGCACCAAGCCGTTCTCGGACCAGATTACGGCGGCACACGAGGAAGCCGGATGGCAGTTTGTGCGACGCGTGACAATCTGGCGCGATCCTGTTGTGGAGATGACGCGCACCAAGGCGCTGCACCTTCTGCACAAGCAAATTCTGAAGGACAGCACTTGCTCGTGGCCCGGAACCCCTGACTACCTGCTCGTGTTCCGCAAGGCAGGAGACAATACGGAACCCGTCGGCCACAAGCCTCGCGATTTCCCGGTTGACCTGTGGCAGAAATGGGCCAGCCCGGTATGGATGGACATCAACCAGACGGCGGTGCTGAACAACAAGTCCGAGGCGTCCAAATGGATCGGTGACGCGGTGAGCCTCGATGCCGCCCGCGAGGCCGACGATGAGCGCCACCTGTGCCCACTGCAACTGCCGCTGATCGAGCGGGCCGTGGTCATGTGGAGCAACCCCGGCGACGTGGTGCTAAGCCCGTTCATGGGCATCGGCAGTGAGGGCGTGGTGGCGATGCGGAAGGGACGGAAGTTTTTCGGTTGCGAATTGAAGCCCTCGTATTGGCGCCAATCCGTTGCCGCCATCGAAGCCGCCGAACGGTCCGCCGTTGACCTCCTTGACTACGCCGCAGCCAACTAGGAGCGCCGCACATGTCCCTGTCCTGCGACCACCCGCGCCACCATGACGTGATTTGCCACGAGACGCCGCCGCCGCAGCCGGTGCCGGAACCGCCCGGCGCGCTGGTGTTGCTCGCCGCCGTGCTGCTGCTGGCGCTGTGGAAGTGGGGGCGGGCGTGAAACCCGAGCACGCGCTCCAATGCGCGGCCTGGGTGTATGCCCAGCAGGTGCTACCGCCCGAGGCTGACTTTGCCAGCGTCGAAACGAAGCTGGGCCGCAGTGACGCGATCGGCGCCGCGATGCGAAAGGCCAGCGGCGTGAGGGCCGGACAGCCGGATTGCCAGATCGTCTACAAGGGGCGTGTCGCGTTCGTGGAGTTGAAAGCGGGCGCATCCGTGTCCGATGCCCAGCACAAGCGCCACGCCGAACTGAGACGCGCCGGGGCGGAGGTGTTCATCGTCAAGAGCATCGCCACGCTGCGCCAAGTGTTCATGGGCATGGGCATCCCGCTCCGCTTCCACGCGCTGACGCCCGAGCAACGTGACGCGATGCTTGCCGCACGCCGTGCCGCGCCGAAGAAGCCGACACGCAAGAGAGCGGAGACGCGCCGGGCAACGGGCGCTTGGGCGGAGTGGCAGAAGCGGTGAAGGTCTTGGACCTATTCAGCGGCATCGGCGGATTCTCGCTCGGTCTGGAACGCGCGGGAATGAAGGCCGTTGCCTTCTGCGAAATCGAACCGTTTTGCCGCCAGGTGCTGGCGAAGCATTGGCCGGGAGTGCCGATCTATGAAGACGTGCGAAGCCTTACCGGAGAGCGATTGGCAGCAGACGGAATTTCCGTGGACGTCATCTGCGGAGGGTTCCCCTGCCAAGATATCAGCCTTGCAGGCAAGGGCGCAGGACTTGCGGGGGAACGGTCGGGCCTATGGCGAGAATACGCCCGAATTATTGGCGAGGTTCGACCCCGCTTCGTCATCGTGGAAAACGTCGCAGCACTGCTTCATCGAGGGCTTGGCGACGTTCTCGGGGACCTGGCCGCGCTCGGGTATGATGCGGAGTGGCATTGCATTCCAGCTTCTGCCGTTGGCGCCCCTCACGAGAGGAACAGGGTCTGGATTGTTGCCCACGCCCAACGCCAGAGATTACCGGGATTGGTCGAGAACGGGGGCTTTCTTGGCGGCACGATTGAGGCATTCCCCGAGCATTTCGACACACTACTTGGCCCGTGGCGTGCATTGGACATGGATACCGCATCTGTACGAAAGGGCGATGGGCTTCCCCGAAATGCACACCGCATTAAAGCCCTTGGCAACGCCGTAGTCCCGCAAATTCCGGAGTTGATCGGCCGCGCTATCATGAAGTTGATTGCATGAACTACCGCAGCCTCTTGACCGCCGAGCTTGTCACGTGGCTGCATCGCCTGGCAGCCGGACCGCAGCCCCCGCCGACCGGGCAGGCACGGCGCACGTCCAAACGCGCGATAGACCTAGGCTGGTCGGAGCGGCGTGGCGACGTGGTGACGCTCACGGACAGGGGGCGCGAGGTGGTCGCGATGACGAAGCCGTGAAGGTCCGATACATCCGCGACGGGCGCCTATGGGCCGTGGTGGCGGCAGACTGCGGCACATGGATTGCGGGGCTGCTGACGGAAAGCAACCGCGCTGAATACGTGGCGCGCAACGGGTATGAGGTGGTGAAGTGAGAAACTACTGGCGTGAATATGGGCTGTCAGTGCGAACCAGCAATTGCCTGCTAAACAGCGGCATTTCTGATATTAGCCAATTGGCGTTGTTAAGCCGTGGGGATTTGCTACAAACCCCGAATTTCGGCAAGAAATCATTAAAAGAACTGGAAGAGTTTATGCGCGCGCACGACGTGCATTTCCGCGCAGATTTTACGCAACAGCAAATTGATAGGGTGATAGAATTTTTGCAGTTGCGCGGGTGGACCATTACGCCCCCTAAGGTAGTCCGGTGATCCACATCACGCCGTCGCACAACGCCGTGTGGGCATACGCGGAGTGGTGTTGCGAGCATGGACGCTCATGGCCGAAACTCTCGACTGTGGCCGCCGATATCGGGCGGAATGTCACCACCGTTGAGCGGGCATTCGCAGACCTGGAGGCTTGGGGCGTGCTGGCGCGGCGTGCCTCTGCCTCGCGGCAATTCGTGGTCCGCCTAGGCGACGGGCGCGAAACGGCACCAGTTACACACACAATCCACAGGTGGAGGCGGCGTGCTAAGCGCCAGGTTCCCCGGTATGATCGGCGTTCCGAAATGTCGGAGAACATCGCTTGAGCATCGCGGCAACAGCATGGGCATGGGGGGTGGACGTATCGCCGTCCGCAAAGCTGGTGTTATTGGCGTTAGCTGACAGGGCTGACGCTGAGGGCGAGTGCTTCCCCTCTGTGGCCGACATTGTGCGGCGCACAAACCTAGGCGAACGGACCGTGCAACGGGAGTTGAAAGCCCTCGAAAGCGCCGGTTTGTTGCAGCGGCGTATTCGTGCGCTGAAATCGTCGTATTTCATGCTAAGTATCGGAAAAGATTGCAACAGGGGTGCCACTGTGGCGGGGGGTGCCCCCG